AGAAGAGGGAGATCAAACTGCTAAGGTAGCTGATTCTCCAGACATTCAAACCAAGGAGGAAGACATCGTGGGAAAAGATGAAGTAACGGGCCAAGATGGTAGCACCAGCGCAACAGTTATTACTACCGATACCCCTGTGGGTAAAAGTAGCGATAACCCAGACGTTGAGACACCTAAAACTGATGCCGAATCTCCTGGGGCATCCGTTCCTGAAACACCTACTGAAGCTGTATCTGGTGGTAAAACTGCTGAGAAGTCCAATGAGATTCCAGTAGGCACCGGGGGAGCTGTTGGTAGCACTGGTACAGTTGCAGGAGCTTTGGCTAACGAAGCTGCTGGAACAAAGCAAGCAGAGTTCTATGGCAAGGATGAGTTTATCGTCCAATCCGCAAATACCGATCTTGCTGCCCAGTCCATGAGCTATATCACTGTTCAATCCATTGAGGAAAAAGCAGATGGTAACAAGCTTATGCAGATACAGGGGATTGCAACCAGAGGAGATATTGTCAATAGTAAGGGTCAGGTTTATCCTACCTCTGTTTGGCAATCGAATATGACCCGAATGAATGAGCAAGCTGCTGCTGGCAAATTCCTGGGCAAACTCGAACACCCGGCTGAAGAGCAGGGTCTGGTTGATGCAGCAATCAAGTTCAACAAGTTCTGGATGCAGAACTCAGATGTGTGGTTTGAGGCCACAGTCATTCCAACTGACCCTGATGGTAAAAATCTCCAGGCTCTTATTGAGTCCGGGGTTCAGGTTGACCTTTCTTCAAGAGGTTATGGGCAGTTTGCTCAAAGTGATTGGAGAGGCCAGAAACGCCAAGTCATGCAAGAGGGCTTTGTCTGTACAGCCTTTGATGCTGTATGGCAGGGGGCAAGCACCGGAAGTGGTGTAAAAACAGTAACATATCAAAGCGATAATGTCGCTAAGGGAGAGGACAATCCAGTGGAAACTAAAACTCAATCTGCCGAAGATCGAGCAGCAGCTATCAGAGCCACAGGCATTCTTGCTGATACCAAAAAGGGCTTGCTTGAGCAGTCTGGTCTCAGTGACGTTGGCTTAAAGGCTTATAAAGCAGCTATCGACAAAGCTGAGGATGTTCAGTCATTGATGGATGCATCTGATGCTATCCTTCCAAGTCTTCAATCTGTGTTCCCAGTAGCTACTGCTGAGACTCAGGTTCAGTCTGACACATATCAGCCTACTTTCTACACCAAACAGTCTGCTGAGGAGAGAGCACCCCAGACCGTTGGTGAGATGATTGAAAGGCTTGTAGCCGATCTGCCTGACAAGTATGAAGGACAGAGTGCCCCTATGGGGAATACTCCTACTCACTTGACCAGTCCTCGTGCTGCTTGCCGAATGATCTTGCAGAATACTGCCAGACTCAGTGAGGGTTCTTTCGATGGTGGAAGTGCTGCTCGGACTCTGCTTGCACTTGAACAGGGTAAAACTCAGCTTGCTCAGGATATCCTGACCCAGAGTGTAAATCAGTCTCTGCCGACTGGAGCAACTACGGTTGCTGCTGATGGTGCTCCTCTGAGCAACTATCTCATATTCCCACTCATCAGACGTGTATTCCCTCAGTATATCCTGAGTGAGATCGCAGCTATTCAGCCAATGGATAGGCCAAACGGTAAGATTTTCTGGCTTGACCAGTATCGAACCGAAGACCCTTCTGCTGGTCTTGAGAAGAGAATTGACCTGAACACTTCGAGTTCTCCGTTCAATACATCTTATGCAGACAACTCCACTGAGGGTCTTGCTGCAAAGATTATCAGAATGAAGCTCTCCAGTGAGCTGGTTGAAGCTAAGACCAAGAAACTTGGAGCTGCATGGTCTATCGAAGAGATGCAGGACTTGAGAGCATACCATGGTCTGGATGCTGCTCAGGAACTCTTGAGTGGTGTGGCTAGAGAGCTTGCTCTTGAAGTCAACTCTGAAGTTCTGGATGACATGATTCTCCAGGCAACTGCTGGTGCTCTGACCTTTGGAACTACAATCCCGGCGAGTGGTTTTGTTAATCAGCCAGAATGGGATGCCTATATCTGGAATTATATCCAGAAAATGGACAACATCATATTCGGGCAGAGAAACGGAACCATGACTCACATGATCTGTGGTATGGATGCTGCTCTTGCTCTGGCTAAGTCCATGAGAGGCACATTCTCCATCGGTGGTGGAGCAAATGGAGATGGAACCATGGAAGGCCCATATCCTGGAGTTACATTCTTCCCGATTATGACTGCTCCTAATGGAAGCAGATACAGAATCATGAAGACAAACTTCTGGGCATCTGGAACCACCAATGGTTCTAAGATCATGTGCTTCAGACGTGGAACTGAGTGGAATGACACTCCGTATATCTACGCACCATATGCCGATTTCACAACTCCTATGTTGACTGACCCGTCAACATTTGACCAGAAACAGGGTATTATGACCCGGTTTGCAAAGAAATGCGTTACTCCTAACGCAATCGGAACAATCACCGTGTCTAGTGCCACTGGTCAGCTTGTCTAAGTCTCTGGTTAGTGACCAGAAGCCCTCTGATGTAATAGTCAGGGGGCTTTTTTCATGCTATACTTGTTTTATTATGAATGTATATGTATATAACCCAAGTAAATGTCCTCAATTCTTTGGAGCAGATGTTGTGCTTCAACCTAACAACTACTGTGTTGTATCGAAAGAACTTGCTGAAAGCTTAAAGGCATCAGGAGTACCGGTACACTTTGAAGGTTCCCCAGAGTTTCAATCTCTATGGACACCTAATATCCCAGATAAGACACCCGACCAAATGGTATAATGATTGGGATAAAGGAGCTACTACTATGGCTGTAACAGTTGAAACGATAACTAAAAGATTAACCAGCAGAAACTTTCCAATGAAACTTATTGAGGGAGGTTTGCAGGAAATATTGGATACAGCCTTGGAAGAGATGAATAACTACTCTCCAATAACGACCTATGCTGTATTCGATACTGTTTCAGATCAGCAGGACTACAAGATATTTGACACAGAAGACCCTACATTAGCCGGGTTTGCTGCCAATGCATCATATATCACAGAAGTCTACTGGAACCCTGCTGGAGACTTCACCAGCTTGAATATATTCTCTCCAGGATGGTTTACCCTAAGTCAGGTTCTTTTGTTCACTGGTGGTTACTTCCATCAGATGTCTCAGATGATGATTCTAAGGCAGAAACTCAGTGCCTGGCATGAACAGTTTGGTAGTCAGGGTTATGAAATCATTGGGCCAGTTGGAGCAAAAGACTCTGTTCTACGATTATATCCAATCCCCCAGGAATCCGGTATTAAGGTAGTTGTAGAGTTTGGAGCACCAACCTCTTTAGACCTTATTGTTGATAGTCAGCTTGGAGACCTAATGGACTGGATATATCACTATGCTGCAGAAGCTCTTGCAAACAAGTATGCTACCACTGCAGGTATCGAATTGTTAGGATTTGCAGACTCAACTGCTGCCATGAAATATTGGGCAGGAAGAGCTGAGTGGTACTTCGGACACTGTATGGATAATCAGTCTGGGCCACATGGAGCTGTAGCACGATCATGATAGAATTTGCTGGAACAAAACAAGCTGACTTTAGAGCACGTTTACTTGAAGTTCTTGAAGCTATGGCAGAAATGATGCCTGGTATGGTTGTTTCTGTTGAAGTATGGAGACCTGCTGTTGTAGACCATAGTGGCTATGCCGATGAACAAGTAGAGGTCTGGGTTCGTGTAGATGAGGATGTTCCAGGATTTAGATTTCAGACCCGAGATAGATGGTTTGAACTTGGGGTAGGTATTGTTCGTCAAAACTGGGATTGGTTAATCCTACCAGATGGTCTTAGTGTAAAAACTGATGACCATGTTATTATTGAGGGAGATGTCTTTATGATATCTGAGTCAGAAGAACAGGGTGGAGTCTTCCGATGTAAGCTTAATAGCCAGATGACCAGATTTGTAAGACCTCCCCGGAGTGCTCCCACCTACAGACAGATGGGAATGAAAGCAAATATAGTATGAAGTTTTTAAGAAGTGGCAAAGTTCCAAAGGGTGAGATTAACAGGGTATACAAAGCAGTTGTAGATGCTGGTGTAATGAGCCTTGCTGAAGTTCGCCCATTGGTATATGAAGTATTGATAAAGTGTGTTGGCACTCAATACTACAGCTTAGCTGCCTTAAAACAAATGGGTCATCCTTATAAAAAACGTGCTCCAGGAGGTCTAAATCCTGGTGTTATTAACGTTCAATCAGGTGAGTTTTTCAGAGCTTTTAAGATTGAAGGCCCTACACGTTCTGGTAGTGCTTTAACCCTATGGGTAGATAACTATTCCTGGAAAGCTGTTCTACTTATAGATGCTCCAAGAATGATATCAAGACCATGGAATACTTACCTAATGTGGAATCTACAAAGAGCTATAACTCCTGTTCTTGGAAAGTTATTGGCTAAAAATATAAAACTCAGGTGGAAAGACTAATGGCAGATACAACAGCATTCATCGATCATATCAGAGATAAAATAGCTGCTGATGCCCATTTTACAACTGATGGATTTAACCAGGAACAGGTCTATCGTCAATACCTGCCCCAGGTTAAAGACCCAACTTTTCCATGTATTAGTATAGCTTTTGAAAAAGATAAAACAGAAGTATTTGCTGACATATTTAGTGGAGTGCTTTACATATCCGTAAATACAAAACAATTTGCTCAAACTCAATCAGTTTCTGACTGGATTAGTAGACTACTTCACACCCACACATTTTCCGATACCTCCCTGGTGCTATACAAATGTCAGGAACAAGGTGGGCCTCCAACTCCAAGCTATGACAAAGAAACAAAAACCTGGGAATCTATGCAGGGATTTGAAGTATGCTTTGGTTAAAAAACATTTTTCACAGGACAGGTCTACGGCTTAGCTTTATGCTAAGCTAGTATTAGTAAATCCTACAGAAAGGGAGACCTACAATGCCTATTCAGAATAAAGACAATATCTCCCTGGGCATCGGCAACCTTGAATTAGGCTCTTACACGAATGATGTGTTTGATGCCTATGCTGATGTTGGAGCTATCAAAAGTGAAGTTACCATAGAACACAACAGAGAAGTCCTTGACTTTGAAGCTGGTCGTCCTCTGGTCACTATCTTGCAAGAGGTCATTCGTGAGTCCGTTACAGTCTCTGCAACCCTCGCTGAACTTAATCTTGCTACACTCAAAATGGCTCTGGGCCAGGGCAATATCACTTCGGGCACAACGACTTCTTTCCTTGATGGCACTCAGACAGCTCTACTGGGAACTCTCCAGACGGGCAAGACCCAGGTTCTATCAGGAACGTTGTTCAAGTTCGGTGGTGTTCCAACTCATGCCTATGTTGGTTTGCGTTTCACTCACGTAAAGGCCAATGGCAAGAGACAGATATTTGAAGGTTTCAAAGCTTCCCCATCCGGGCAGCTCAGTATGCCTTTCAGAGAGTCTGACTGGAACCTCATGGCTGCATCGTTCCGTCTGCTTGCAGATACTACGAGACCAGCAGGGGAACAGTATTACCAGTTCCTTATTGAACAGTAATAAGTTGTTTTCTGTCCGGGCAGCATGTTACAATGAAACCAGCATTCTTACTAGGATGCTGGTTTCAATCATTTTAGGAGGCAAGTTAAGTGGGAAAACAATTTAAGTGGAATCCTGAATGCTTGGTACCATCGTCTATATCCATAGACTTTGGTGCAGCAGACCCTGGAGGGCCATTCATTCTCCGGGAACTATCAAGAACTGATCTCTTAACATTCATTGATGAGTGTATTGAGAAAAAGTTCATTAAAGAAGACGGGGAACGTGAACCTTTTGGTAAAGTTGTCAAAGAGCAGGAAGAAGTTATCAATAAATACTTTGCTCTGGCAACTACCTATGGTGAAGAGAGTAATAAAAGAACTGCAGAGTTCTTTGCAACCGTAGAGGTTCCAACCATGGCCTATGGTGATCTTATTGAGGCATTCTTCAATATCAATCACCTTGATGAGATTTTGGCTACAGGGGGAAACTGGCTAATGCTTCCGACCGTGAGAGAGATACAGAAGCAGACGGAAGCATCGGAAGAAAAATAGCAACTGAATCTATCCCCGGTAGTGACTTTGCAGGAGTTGTAGACTGTCTAACCGGGGATAAAGGTTGGACTATCGAATATACGATAACTCTAACATTCAGACAAATAGCAGTTTTATGGGAACGTTATTGGGATAGAAAAATGTGGGACTTAAAACAACAGGCCAAAATGAGTGGTCTAGGAGTCCTTGGAGGTTCAGCTCCCTCTACTGAGGACTCTACCACAAAAACCATTGATGCTACAAGTGACAATGGTATAATGCAAATGCAATCCAGAGGCTTACCTATAAAATTAATTCCTACAATGGAGTAAATCATGCGTATACCACTTAGCTTTGACCTTGCTGGATTACAAGCAACTGCTACAAGAGCAGAGAGCATCGTAGAT